TATCGAAGTTTTCAATTACTTTCATTTTTTGCGATTCTGATAACTCAAAATTGCGGAATAACTTGTTTGTGTAAAGAAGTTTTGCGTTTAAAAGATTGACTTCATTAATAACTGATTTAAGATGATAAATAGTTTTATAAGATTCTTCTAAAGATTCTAGAGCTTCATTTAATTCAGCTCCATCTGAGTCTATAGATTCAGCTCCAATTTGTGCTTCTTCTACTACTTCTTCTTCTCCTTCTGATTCTTCTTCTGATTCTTCTGCAAGAATTTCGTTAATTATATCATCGATACTTTCATTTTGATAAAGTTCTTCTTCATCTTCATACACAGAACCTTCGTCTACGGGTGAATCTGAAACTGGTTCATTTTCTGGATCTGGTTCCATATCACTTTCTAATTCAGCAATAATTTCATCTAAACCTAAATCACCTTCTTCCATGTACTCCTCATCAGCTTCTTCGTCAGACATTTCTGGTTCTGCGGCGACATCAATATCACCTTCCATACCAGCTTCATCTTCCATTTCGCCTGGGGCTTCTTTTGACATAATATCGCCATAGAAATCCATTTCGCCATCTGCGTCGGTATCTAATTCTATATCACCTACATCTGTACCCATTTCGTCTCCAGCATCAGCCATGTCATCCATTTCTGGTTCTATCTCACCCACATCACCCATATCATCCATTGGTTCTGCCTCTAATTCTTCTTCGTCTTGTTCTGCAAGATCTTCAGATAATTTAGCTGACAGCATATTTTGGATTCTAGGAGCAAATGCTTCTTGTAACGCAATCTTTGCATTCGCTAACGCAGTTTCTTTAACAGCTTTAGCATCCGCAATTGCTTCTTTTAGCAAATCTGATTTTGCCATAGTTTTTCTCCTTAAATTGTTTTTGGAAATAAGATTATTTTAAATCTTAATAAGAATAAATAATTTTTTATAGACGCTATATAAAGATTGATAGCGTATTCTACAATAAATATAAGCAAGTTTGAAAAAACAGTAAAAAAACCCAATAAATTAATATTGGGATAATTTAATTAAAAATAATAAAATAAATTAATATAAATTATTATTTAAATCTTTTATTTGTTGTATATATTTAGCTCGATTAATTTGATTTTTTCGCTTAATAGATTTTTTTATAAATTCTTGATTTTCTTTATAAGAATCCATTATTCTAGATTCTTTAATTTTTCTTTTAAATGTTCTTAAAGCAAAATTTAAATCTTTATGTACTACAGATACCGCATTACCATTTCCAGGGACTATCGTTTTATGTTGTTTTTCTCGTTTATTCATATAACTTATTTATATTTTTAATTTTCTTTTTGACATATCTAATTTAGGTTTTTTAGATTTAACATTAAATCTAAAATGTTTTAATTCTGGTTTTTGTGCTAGATATCCTTGAATTTTTTGTGATTCTAGAGAAGGGTCTTCTCCTAATCTAAAATAAAAATAACCAATTTTACCAGATTTAGATATAGTATGTTTTATAATAGTAAAACCTTTTTTTTCAGTCCATTGTCTAATTTCATTAGCTACACTACTTGATTCAGATGGATCGCGTAAAACATATTCAACCCCACCTCTATAATCAGTAAGATTATTTATAAGCTGAGCTTCTTCGATATCTTGAGCTTCGTTTAATTTATATCCGAAATATTCTTGATACATTTTTTTGAATATATTCATTGTATTACCCTATAATATATATATTTTTTCATTAAACCAAATTAATGAACATCATAATATTTTTGTATTCCTCCTGCAATGTCTTCAAATGCAGCTGCCATTCTGCGTTCATGAATCATTACTTCGTTTGCAGATTTTTTAAATTCATTTAATGCAGCATTTATCCCTTTAAATTGTCTAGATGCAGATACCCCATCTACTAAATCCTCAGCTTCTTCTGTTACTAAACGATTTGCAGTTTCAACAACTTTGCTAAGATTTTCTACAACTTCTTTTAATTTACCAGTTCCATATACAGATTCTCCCATTTGTGAAAATGTTTTTAATGCTTCGCGAAAAGCCATTTTTTCTTCTGTAGTTAATGGTGCTGGTTGTTCTGTGAATACGGTTTTTTTAGTTTCTTCTCGTAATAACTTTTGTATTGTTTTTAAATTTTTGTTCATTTTAATATCCTACATTTTCCATCTTCACATAATATTGAAGTTATAATTTCGTTTACTTTATTATATTTATTTGTTGTTACTCTTTTAACTGATTCATTCATTGCCCCGGGTCGCATAAAAGCTCCTTGAGTGGATGGATTAGAAACAAAGTCCCAACAAATTAATTCAAAATCTTCTTGAACTTCAACAACACCCTCATTTCTTAATTCTTTAACAGATCCTAACCCTCGCGAACTAATACCTAAAATTATTCCAGCTTTAAATAAAGATTTTAAAATATTACCTGATGGGGTATCTAATACTTGTACTGTTCCGTTTAAGTCATCACCTTCCCACCAAACTTTTAAAACATTGTGAGATACGTTATTTAAGTTAACTACAGATGATTCTGGATGATCTAATTCACCTAAGGCTCTATGTTGATCTATAAATTCCTTTTTATATTTTTCACACTCTCTTAATAAAATATGTTTTGGATAAACCCGGCCGTTATGATTTTTAGCACCAGCTCTTTGTAATACCCCTTGTACAATAAATCCTCCAGGAACTCCATATTTTGCTCCATTAGATTCATTTAAAGAACCTACGGGTTTAAATTGCATATAATCTATGATCAAATTTTTTGCCATTCTTACTCTCCTATTGCTCTTACTCGCTCTGCTATTTTAATTAATTTTTCTGATATTTTATTAAGTGCCTTTTCTGTTCTAGGTCCGTAATTATCTCTTGACATACCAGATTCTTCTTTTAATTTACTAGTATGTTTAACTAATGTTTCTATTTGTCTCAATTTTTTTGATACTTCTTGTATTGTCCTAGATACTTTTTGTTCCGGGGTTATTTTTTTATCGCCTCTAGAAAATTGTCGATAAGATTCAATTAAACGTTCATATTTACGATCCATTGCTTCTTGTACCATTTCATATTTTACGTTTTTATTTTTCCAATTAGATCTTTTAGCAAATGATGCAGGAGTTTGATATCCAGCAACGCCTCCGGTATTGGATGCTTCTTCTATCTCTTCGTTATGAGAACTACAATTTCCTTCATGAACTTTGCCACACATTTCACATAAATGTTCTTCTAATTCAGTAATAGGTTTATCAGTTACATTAACTATGTCATCGGGGCCTAATTTTGGTTGAATTTGAGGCAAATCGGCTTTTGGAACATTAAATGTTGCTTCTTCTAATTCAACAAATTTACTTTCTATTTCTTGTAAAAATGATTTCATGAATGTACCTGTTTTAATTCGTTAATTAAATCCATATATCTTAATAGAGATAAAACATGAGATTCTTTAATTATTTTTTTATTCTCAACAGAACATAACATTTCAGATAATTTTTGTACTTTAATTTTAGTAGTTTTATCTGTTATAATAGTAGAATATTGTTTTAATTGTTTTTTAAGTTCAGGAATAGTTTTACCTATATACTGTTTAAATACATCAGTATCATTTACATTAGTTATATATTGTCCTAATAAAGCTTTTTGTTGTTCTGATAATATTCCGTATTTTTTATTAAATTTATCAATTAATAAATTATATGATAATAATCTCATATGTTCCGGTTGTTTTTTATATGATTCTAAAATTATATCTTTATTAATTGATTTATTTGAAGGTATTCCGTTTTCAACAATAATTGTTTTACATTGCATTAACTGTTTAGGATTAACAGACTCAGAATGTTCAAATAACATGTATATAGATGCTAAAACTTTATAATTAGTAATATGTATTTTTGATATATTTTCAAAAACAAAATTTTGTTGGATTTCTTTTACTAAATTATATCGCTGTCTTTTTAATACACTTTGATTTAATTTACTATGTGCATTTTTAACATTACGAATATATTCTAATGCGTATGCTTCTGATTTATATTGTTCTTTTATTAAATTATTATAAAGTTGTAATTCTTTAGCTAATTCGGTATTTTTACCAAAATATTTTTTAATTATATCAATAGTTAATGATTTATCAGAAGTCATTGTTTCTGATGTCAATTTACGTACTAATAATTCAAATAGAATACCTGTATTTCTATATTTTGAATGTTTTAATTTTTTCATACCATACCGATAGTTTATAATAAATATATTTAAAAAAATTATTCTAATATATTATTTTCATCTAACATAGTTCCAACGTCTTTATTTTTATTATTATCCTTTAAAGATTCTGTAATTATATTAGAAGTTTTAGTAAATTTATGTTTTAATTTTTTTAATAAGTCTTGATTTTCCGAAGTAAATGACATTTTCCTATCTCTTGGTACTGGTTTAAATGCAGATTTTTGATTATCAGGTTTAAATGCTTGTTTTAATGTTTTTTCTCCAGTAACATCCCATCCAAAGGAATTTTTATGTTGGCCATATTTAATACCTTCCGGAGGGCGGCCCCCCTTTTCTTTTTCTTCTACATCATCTGATGACATATGTATTGTGGCTAAATCATGTGGAGTGCCATAAGATACCCCTGTCACTGAAGGATCATTTCCTTCTTGTTCTATTTGGTTTTGTCGGAATCTTAATTTTAAATCTTCAACCACATTATTTCTTTCTTCTAACCATTGTTCTTCTGACATATTAAATATATATTCATAAATATATTTATCAGAAACTAATTTACTATCTTTCATTGTATTAGCTAATGTGATTTTTTCTGTCATTAATGCTACTTTTTGTTGATCGTAAATTATAGATGGCGGTGTTAATTCTAATTCAAAACCAACTAAGTCTTCGCCTTCAAATCCTTGAGCATATAAATGAACTATTGCAATCTTAGTTAACTCTGATATCATAATTCTCTGTATACGTTCGATTGTTCTAGCAAATCTAATATCCATCGATGCTAATGTAGTTTTTCCTTCGACTCCTTCATCATAACCTAAAAATGGTTTTGGAATTTTCAAAGCAGCCATCATTTTATGTTTAACATAATCAATATCGTCTATACCAGTAAAAGTCATTCCTGGTAATGTTTCTATTGCAGTAGACGTCTGACCGCCACGGATTGGTAAATAATAATCTTCTAACATGTTATTAACATTAAATTTAAGATTATAATTTCCTGTTTGTGGATCTACATGAGGAATTTTTTTCATTTTATTGATAACTTGTTCCATATAAGTATCAACTTCATTTGGTGGAATATTACCAATATCAATTTTAAAAATACGTTTCTCTGGTGCTCTCATTATACGATGAATTAGCATTGCATCTTCAAGCATCATTAATTTTTGAAATTCTTTTCTTGCACCTTCAAGCATGCTTCTACCGTATGGTAAAAAATTTGAATCTGACAACATCCTAAAATGAGCCATTTCATATGTCTCATACCCATTTGCCGGGCTAGATGCGTGTCTAAATTTTATATTATATTCTCCAGTTTCTTCATTAAATTCTTCAGTACGTTCAACTTCATAACTAGAAAATGGTCGGACATTAACTATTCCTAATTCATCTGTTATATCTAATTTTAAAAAGAAATCTCCATATTTAACCATATTTCTAATCCATGGCCACATATTAAAATCTACATTTAATACATCATAAAATAAATTATGTAATATTTTTTGTATATTTGTTTTATTACATTTTACTGATAAAATATCTCCGAATTGATCGGCTAATGTAGATTCGTCTGAATATATATCTAATGCTGAACTAATTATTGGATCTTTATCCATCATTTCATAATCTACATATAATTGAATACGATTCTGATTTGCATAATAATTTGAATCATAGCCGCCATGGCCTCCTGTTCTATATCTATTAGAACCATGTAATCTAGTATATCTATCTGCCATTTTTGTTTGACTGATATTTCCTACTGATTGTAGTCTATTTGTATCAACTACGCGTACTTTGTCTTTACCATATGCTCGTACGATAACATTAGTACTAAATAAATTCCGTAAACGTTTTCTTAATGACGCCATTATAATATTGTTTATTTTTTAATAAATATAACTAACTACAGAAGCCAGGTTAAATTTTCATCTTCTGATCCATTATTCCATTTCCAACCTGTATTGTCTGCGTTTGGTTTTCCTGTATATATAACCGAATCTGATTTTTGTAAACGACTAATAGCTCGTTTATTTAAATCAATTCCTTGTTGTCTTAATTTTAATGATGTATCCCGTAACCACAAACCGATTGCGAAACTCATTACTAAATCATCATTATATCCTACTTGTGCTTGAGCTTTTCCATTTAACCATATAAACACAAATAATTCTTGTATTAATCTTTTACTACGAATTAAAGGAGTTTTTTCCCTCATATACATTTCAAGTGCTGATATCATTAATGGTCTTGTTCTACTAGTAGTAGAAACTCCCGGCACCATTTTTGTTTTATCTTTGATGTCATATCCTTTCTTAAGATGTATCTCTAAATCTACATACCCATCATCTTTATATGTATAAAATAAATTTTCATAATTTCTATCTAATGCTGGTTGAATTGCGGCCCATCCGATGTTTGCATTTTCAATTGCTAATAATGCATTATTCCATTCTGTTGCAACAGTAACAAGCATATTTCCAAAATCTTTTGGTGGGAGTTTTCCTTTGTATTCAGCAACTTGTTTTATAGATTCAACTTCTATAACGTGAAATGTAGACCAGTCAGCGCCATCTCCCCGGGCTACGTCAGCTACTATTATATAATTTAAACTATAATCTGGATATTCCCATATCCAATAAGAATTATCATATCCTCGTTTTTCAATAGGTTCAATGCAATTGTTTTCATATTCTTGTAAACATTTACCTTCTATAACAGTATGTCCGGAAGAAACAAAATCACAATCACATTCTTGTGCTGCTCCCCTTTCTCCTAATAATTGTGTTTGTCTAGATCTCCATTCTTGATCTCGTTCTGGATGTACTGTCCAATGTAATTTTATATTATGCCATTCTGTATTTGGATTTGTTTCTCCATCAACCCATGTTTTATGAAACCAATTTCCTATACCATTTGGGGTAGAAAGTACAATAGCCGATCCACCAGTTGATAATGTTGCTTGTGATGCTATCCATATTTCTTCTACGTTTCTAATAAATGCAGCTTCATCTACTATTAACAA